AACGCAGCGGCAAACAGCTCATCAGGATCGGGCACAAGCCTAAGCGCAACCGGCACAGAGTTCACGATCAGCGGCGGCCTCGGCACCAAGGACATCTTGAATGCGAAGCTAAAGATTGAAAGCTATAATTTCATTCCTGACACCATACTGCTCAACCCTATCAACGCCCGCGACGTAATGTACTTGCCCCAGTTCAGCTTGCATATGGAATACGGCGAGCCGGTGATGCAATCAGGAATACTTGGAACAATCTATGGCATGACAGTGCAAATAAGCACAGTCGTCTCAGCGGGCACCGCGTACATTCTGAGCACTGGCCAGAACTTGAGCGCTGCATATGCTCCTATGGGATTCTTCGTGATCAAGAGGCCATTGATGAGCGACGTTGACCCGAAGAAAGAGTTTGACAGTGTTGACGTGTCGTTAACGACCAGGTACGCGCCTGTTGTCTTGTGTGGAGAAGCCATCTTCAAAGTCACGAATCTAGCAACCGGTTAGACCTGAAACATATACAGCGAGTTCCCCGTTTTTTCGATTTCATTTTTTGTTTGTTGTTTCAAAGCCTACTCACATGCGGGGTAGGCGAAACAAGTCGATGTAGGGAGGTGAATGGCCAAAATGAAGAAAGTGTTTCTTCTAGCTGTGTTGGTTCTAGCAGCAGCTCTATGCTTGGCGAGTCCAGTGTTTGCTGACACGACAACGCCAACCGCCGCATTCGACCCATCATTCCTGATTGAGATGGGCGTCGTCTTCGGTGGAATAGCAACTCTGGCTTTCGTAATAGCCGAGCTAGTAGGCATGTACACTACGAAAAGCTCGCAAACTGGTCTCCTACAGACAAGTTCAACCGCTATTAACGCGATAGTTGCCATGACAGGCGTGGGAGTGACAGCGAATCAAGCCGCAGCCGTTACAGAAATATCTGGCATACCTACAGTGATACCAGCATCAAAACCAGAATCAACCAAATAGTCTCAACTAGACCCCTTTTTTTTGGGGTCTTGACGTAGACGTCAACCCGCATTTGTGAGAGCACGCTTTCATTCCTCAAACAGTCTCCTTTCTCCTTTCGGGTCGGGAGTTAGGGGGTTGCTCCCGGCGGAAAGTTGACGTCCAGCACACAGGTAGATACGCATGAGCAAGGTTCTTGGAAAGGGCAACTACATAGTTGCCAGGGTGAACGGTGCGAGGCAGGTTTTGACTAGCGCTGAGCTTCAGAGGCTCATTGACGCTGGATACGACGTAGAAGTCGTGACGGCATTTTGACTGAGCAGCTGAAGAAGCTTAGCAAGATCATCTGCGAGAAATGCAGTGTCAGCGACTATCAGATCTGCCTGCGATGTGACGCTAAAAAACTGAGTGATAGTTTGGTCGAGTCAACATGATAACATATATTCAAAACGCTGATGTGGCAGCGCAGCTGAACGCGACGTATGACGCTGTGAACAAGGTCTACACTGTCTACGGCCTTAACATTGCCGAGTCAAGCCTATCAGCGCACGTTGCCTTTGCGAACAACTACGTGAACGCGCTCTTAGGCACTGACCTGTCAGCTGCTGACCCGAAGTATCAAGGCGCTTGGATGGCAACGTTAGACCTTGCATGCATGCGGATACTAGTGGTTTCTTCAGGCGGAGCCTTGGTAGGCGCGTTTGACTATTTCCTGGGAGATCTGCGTGTTGCAAGATCTGGACCCTACGCTGAAGCTATACAGCGCACGATAGATGGGTTGAAAGAAGACTTTGCACGTCAAATCGTGAACCTTTCAACAGCCGTTAAGGTTCAGGATGCTCAGGCAGCAGAGGACGTGCCGACTTATCGGGGAGGCTTGATAAGCCCGTGACTGGTGCATTAGCAATATGCCAGCTGCTGCAGCAGAACTGGAGCCTGCAGAGCCCAGTAGCAAGCGACATCTATTGGGCTGACACGAAAGTCGAAGCTATGGACTGGACGAAAGTCGGCAAAAACTTTGTCATCGCATGTTATAGCCCGTCAGGGCCTGTGCAGGCTGTTCCGCTTAGCAGGGAAGCGTGGCAAAAGACCGAGCTCGTTATGGTTGACATTCTCGTCAAGGTTACGGGCACGGTTGATGATGCGTGCACTTTGCGAGAGACAATGAGAAATGAGGTTTACAGGATAACGCATCTTGTTGAGCTTTCAACGCCCTTGTATCCAGACGTGCATGTGCAGCGTGAAGCGTACAAGACTGAGAGCGGTGAATTGGCAAGAATCGTGATTCAGGTTGCCCTTGTGAGCTTTGATATTAAGAGTTGACGGCCTTTGAGTGTTCCTGTACAGATCGCGGTATCTGATACAAGGAAGCTTATCATGGGGTTGAAGGAACATTTCCCAACGGCTTTAACGAACGGAATCGAGAATTCAATGCAACGTGTTTCGCAATCAATGTATGAAGAAGCAACAAGGCTTGTCCCCGTGCGCACCGGTTACCTGCGCAGCACGATCGCCATCGAGCCGGGCGGCAAGTGGATTCTGAAAGTTGTTGCCCGGGCAAGCTACGCTACTTATGTGGAGTGGGGCACAAGCAGGATGGCTCCGCGCCTCTTTATGACGCGTGCTGTCGAGATACATGGGAGAGAGATGCAAGAAGAAATTGTGAACGCTGTACAGGACGCAATCGCGGACACGTTCCGTTAGGGGGGCTTAAGATGCACTGGGAATTGAGGATGCACTTGACAAAGAAATTCGTGAACCTTGCGACGCGGATCTTATGCCGTTTTGTCCCAGAGGCGAAGGCAACTTATCCGCAGACGAAGATGCTTGAGGACATATTCGCTAAGTTGCAGCATGCTTACCAGATCGAAGTTTACGCGGGTCGTTTTGATGATGTGCCATTCCAAACTCTCAAGGGATTGAAAGACAAGCATTTCCTCAAGTTCCTTGAGCTTTCCAAGAAGATCATCATTTACTTAGGTGAGAACGACCGTTATTATCGTCAATGGCTCGGCTTCGCCATGTTGCTCAATAAAGATAGGGTTGAGCAAGAACTTGAGAAATTAAGTTTTGAAGATTTTCTCAGGCTCACGAACAATCAATGGGATTTCGACTTAAGAGGCGCTGTTCGCGCTGAGTATTTCGAGGTACATAAGAAAGAATTCCTCGACATCGTTCTCGCTAATTTCTTGATGAATCTCGCATAGTAGCGCGAAAGAAGGCTCGCATGTCGAGCTTTCCGCGATGCACAAAAAAAATATAATGAGAGGTGAAAATGAAAAATGAGTCTTCCAGTGATAGGCCGTAACGCAGTCATAAAGATGGGGACTACCGTAATCGGCTACGCAACGGGCGTAACAGGGAGCATCAATGTTGACAAGATCGAAGACTTCGTTCTGAACTCTGATAAAGCTGCGATCTTGGCCGCAGGAAACAAGCACTTAAAAATCAGCGTTGACAAAATGTGGGTTGACAATACCTATGTAACGCAGATCCTGGGGGGCACGGCTGTTGATTTCGAGATTGGTCCAGCGGGCACGACAACGGGAAAAGTGAAGTACACAATCAAGAACGTGATCCTAGAAGTCATGGACTTCAAAGCTGACCAGAAAGGCATAGTCACGGAAAAGATCAGCGGAACAGGAAACGACTTCACAATCGGCACGTACTAGGCTCTCGCAGACTCTAGTGAGGTAATATGCTATGAGCGAATGGGAAAGAACAGCAGAATTCAAGAAGGCTCTCGAAGATTATGAGGCGCGAGAGCATAAAAAAGTTGAAGCATTTGATCCGAAAGAGCTTCTTTGCAGAAGCGTGATAATTCGCGAAGTCCTAGACACGCAAAGTGGCAAGATCATAAGATACGGGAACCTTGTCTTTGAAGATTTGCCAGCAATCAGAGCAGCAGAAACCAATGAAGAAAAGAGCATCGTGATCCTGCATAGAATGCTGAAGAAGGCGTACAAAGACTTGACTCTTGACGACGTGAAGCATTTTGAGTTCACAGAAGCAACAAGAATACTAGCGTTAATCTCCGGCCCAAGTTTTTTACAAACTCAGAAGCAATTGCAGAGTGGATCAGAAGTGACGCAACAGCCCAAAGAATCGGCCTCCTTGCCCACGAATATCACTTGAGCCTAGATGCGATCGGCCGATTATCTCCCTTTCAGGTTGAGTTCTTAGTTCAGTGGCGAGAATGGTGGAGTAAGCAGCAGTGAGCAGCGAAGTTGAAATTCGCCTAACAGCAGTTGATGATGCAACAGACGTTATCAACAAAGTTGCTGGCAACGTTGAAGCGGCATCAGGGCAGATTAACGCCAGCGTTGAGCAAACTGTTGCTGCCACTGAGGAATCAACGGCGAGCACTAAAGAAACTGCTTTGGCATTCAACAACCTTGCCACCGCAGGCTTTAGCCTGTACAACAGCTTTGACCGCATCCACGAATCGGAAGTGGCACTCGATAGGGCAAACTTGATGGTTGCAAAAAGCACAGAAACGGTTGAGAGAGCCCAGACTGCTTATAATCAAGCGGTAGAGAAGTTTGGGCCTGGTAGCCAGCAAGCAAAGGACGCGTCAGACAAGCTTACCATAGCAACGGATGCGCACACAGTCGCATGCGAAAGACAGGGCCTCGCGCAAGACAACGTGAACAAGAGCATGGCAATGGCAGCGATGAGTGTTGTTCCATCGATTATCACGGTCGTTACGAGTTTCACGACTGTTGCTGGCGGAATGAGCGGCGCGATCGAGGGCATTAGTGCCGCGCTTGACTTTCTTTCTGCGAACCCCATCATTCTGGTCATTGCAGGCATCGCCACTTTGGTAGCAGGCCTGATTTACGCTTACAATAATTGTGGCCCCTTCCGCGACGCGATAAACACGATTGCATCAATCTTGGGAGGGGCACTTACGGAAGCAGCGCATGTGATCATACGTGCCTTAACGTGGTTCTGGCAAAACGTTCTGGTGCCCTTGGCTACCTTTCTCCAGAACACGTTTGTTGCAGCGATTAACATAGTTGGAGGAGCATTAAACTGGCTCGGAGGCGTCTTAGGCCCAGTCATAAACGCCATCAGCTCGGCAATGAACACGATCGGCGGCGCTTTCAATTGGCTCGGCGGGGCAATAGGCGGCGCTTGTGATTGGATCGGAACCCAGGTCGGCGGACTAGTAAGCGTCGTAATTAACACTGCAACATCAATGTCCACGGCAACTAAGCAGCTTGGGACAGACTCAGCAATAGAACTCACTAAGCAAAGTGCTGATCAAATCGCAATCATCACCAGCAGAATGGACGCTCAACTTGCTGAACTCAAAACCGCGTATGATACGCAGGAAACCACGATCAGCAATAGCCTTGCAGATCAGTTAGCTACGATCCAAAAAAACTATGATAGTCAAATAGCAGCAGCGAATACCCAGTACGATGCTGATTATGCCGCGTTCCTCAAATCTTGGAACGATAAATACACGACGACAGAAACGGAGCTTGACAAGCTAGTAGCCAAAGTTTCAGGCTATTATGATGAACAACTTTCAACCATGCAAACGGCCTATAACCAGCAAATAAGCGAGACAAACAAGTTCTACGATGACATGGTAAGCGCCGCAAACGCTGAGGTCGCACGTATCAGGGCAGCTAGGCAGGGAGAACTTGACGACCTTGAGCTTAACATGCTTCAGCAGAAAGAAGCCCTGAAAAAGGCGCATGAAGAAGGCGCGATGAGCGATGAGGCGTATGAAAAAGCAATCTCTGCCCTTCAGAAGAGTTACAATTCTGATCGCGGCGCCGCGAATGACACGTACCGTCTGCAAGAGTTAGAAGCTTCGAAAAAGGCGAAAGAAGACGTTACCGCAATCAACAAAGAACGGAATGATACGCTAGGCGTAATGGCTGAAGAACAATCGAAGAAAGTAACCGATATCGAAACTACGAAGAATGATACTATTAAGACGATTCAGAAGGAGGCTACGACACTCAGCACGGACCACCAAAATGACCTTAAGAAAATAGAGGAAGATGCTGCTAATGCACGGTTAACAGCGCAGAAGAACGCTGAAGAAGCGAAGAAGGCTGCACTTGAAGATTATCAGAACAAGAGTAAAGCTCTTGTTGAGAAGGCTGAAGCTGACAAGCAAGCAGCAATCACCAAAGCGAACGAAGGAACTTTGAGCAACACAAAATCAACATTCGACAACCTTGTTACAGTCGTTGCAGGTGGCTTAGGCACCGCTTGGAACACGGTTTCAAGTTGGTGCAACAATGTCGGCTCGGCAATCGTCGGCGCAGTAAACGGTGCAGTTAGTTCTGCTAGTTCAGCGTTGCAGGGTTTCGCTAGCTCTGTTTGGGACGCGATGGGTTCAGCTTGGAGCGGGATCACTGGTTTTATAGGAAGCATCTGCTTCGCCCATGCGATCGGAGCTGCTGTTGAAAGCAGCAGGAAAGACCTCGGCGCGTGGGTTGGCATCGTCGGCACTAGCATGGATAAGGCGAAAGAGCACGTGCAAGGATTCATTGTGAACATGAAAGACGTGGGCCTCGACGTGAACGCTAAAGTTCCTGAGCCTGTGGGCATGGGTACGATGATCGTTCCTCCAACCGTGAGTAGGCCTCCGCAAATCGTTATCAGCGGACCGTTGGTTGAGATTCGTGATAGCATGATTGATCGGCCGATGGTTGACGTTATCAAGAAAGAAGTTGAGAGGATACTTGAGAACGTGCTTGTTGAACCATCGAGCAGTAGCGGTTTGTCAACTCATAAGCGTGTGAGGAGTTCGTAACAATGCTGACACAACAGTTGAGACAGGTGAAGTCTGAACAGTGTCTAGTGGATGACGCAACAGCGTATTACACTTCGAGCGCAACGTGGGTTACAGCGAAAGACTGGGGAAATTTCGTTCTTGCTCAGGACTCAATTATTCTCATGCAGTTCCAGCTACTAGGAGTTGGCGCCGCCCGCTGTGAAGCGAGAATCCAAGTGAACAGCGTTGACGTGCATGTTGCTGGTAACAGCGGCGCTGGTGGGCCAATAACATATTATGTGATGTTTTTCCTGCAGGCTGGAACATATAATTTCAAAGCGCTTCTCAAGTACACGATAACGCCCGCTACCGTTGGCATCCAAAATATGAAGTTTGGTGCTGTACCCTTCACGGACTTGGTGGGCGGGTGGGAAGCGTTATACACAACCCCTTACAACATGGTCGTTCCTAATCGAAACACGCCGATAGGACCTCTAGCGAACGCGACTTTTGTGGTAAATGCAACTGCTAATACGCCGGGCGAAGTTACAAACATGGAGAACCCCGGCGAAACTTTAACAAATGGTGTCAGCATATACATTGACGGCATTCAAGTTCCATGGACCAATCGTTATCAAGGTACAGGCGCAAACGGTGATCCCGCGTGGGGAAATTATCTCTTCAGCGGCGGTATGGGTCATACATTTACGATTTCTAAGCGAGATGCGAATACTACTGTATGGATGAGTATCATCGCCTGCCCTTGGATTTTAACCGATGACACGACATTCAGTCCTGTTTCTCTCGCATTCAGTCAACAGAGCACATTATACATCGTGACAGAACCATTGATGAACAACGTGTCCAGAACAGTGCGAGTTGGCAAGAAACGCGCAGTCAGTTTTGGCACGGCAACGGATTATTATTACACAAGCACAGGTACGGACATCGTCATAAGCAGCTACACGTTTGAGTCCGTTTCGGTTCCTGACGTCGCCTTGTATGCTTTCGGTTTTCCAACGTGCATAAGCATCATAGGAATTGACCTGAGATGATTGAGCTTACATCAGTCGCTACTCAAGGCAACCTGTGTCTCTTGACGTTCCAATATGATTATCAAGGGGAAAATTTCGTTGTCACCATCAACGCTGATGATGTGGTAACGCGGCTCAAACAGGTGAAAGCCGCTTTGGGTAGGCCCATGACTGTTGACGACTTGAAAAGCGTTATCGTCCAGCTTTTCAATGAGATACGGGAAGGAAAGCAACCGCTTACTGAAACGTTCGATTACACGGCACTCATAAACGTTGATTTGGAGGCCGTCTGA